CAGCCAAATAAGCTCCGACGACAAAGTAATCGGACAAGTCCTCGACAGGGACTCGCTTCCGTGACCTTGTCTGTTTCAAGACGCTGAGTGCGGCAGATTGCAGGACCGGTATGCCACGAGCTAGAGACAGCTCGCATCTGGCCACACCGTGCAACCACCTCCGCCCGAAAACAGGTTCACGCAAATACCTATGGCTAGCATAGGCACCTGACAAAACGGCCATCGGATCCCTAACCATTGTCCATCCCAATGATGGTCCTAGGAAAATGGGAGCCGATCTTCCGAACCTGATTCCCTCAACGTAACGGACAGGACGTTCGAGCACCATTTCATGTCCAGATACCTCTAAAACATCGGCAGCAAATTTGTCGATGACACCCTGGTGGTCCACACACTCCAAAAACACAAGCGCATTGTCACCATCTACAAGCACGTCAAACTTGCAGTGGTAAGATTTCAACACCCCAACTACCACGGAAAGCATGATGAGTGTGTTACCCATGCCCGTGTTGAAATCTCCGCTTGCACGACCACCAGGGCGCCCGAATTTGATGCCGGACGGTGTCACGCCTCTAAAGACCTGGCGTGACAGCACACGCGCTAATTCGGGATCGTTGTGGTACGCCCCCAAATACACGCTGTGCTCCGCAGATATCTGCCCACTACTGATGTGAGCCTCGAACGCCTTTCCGTCAACCTCAAAACAAACGCAATCACGGAACTCATTGAACTTTCGAACAATGAGATTCGCTCGTTGGCGAGGAGAAAGACCCTTCCCCACAACGCGAATGTTCGATCCCCCGAAGAGCCTTCTAGCTGTCAAGTAACCCCACAGCCAGTGTTCGAAAGGCTTCAGCCAAGAAGCTAGTACCAAGTTGTACCTAGGACTACGTGGAAAAATCATCCTAGGTTTGGGGTCCTTGGCACTACCGAGCTTCTCAGCCTTCAGAAACGCTCTAAGAAGGGTGTCCGACGAACGCAACGGACCATCCTCCCTCAATGAACGTTCTGCCTCGAGGTATCTACGGCGGAGACGGCCCCCATAAGATTCCGCCGTTTTTCGAAAGCACCATCTTTCCCCGTCATAACTCCGGACCAACCGCGTGATGTGACTAAACACATCCAGAACACGATTCCCCAAATTCGGTGAGGTAGGATAGGGGGGGTTCGATGCCAGAGATCTCTGTTGTAAGGCAGAGACCTCGTTGTGAGTGCAGTTTGCATGAACTCCAGGGACCCACGTGCCTGGCAGCCCTGAAGCCCATGCAACCCACATTTGCCGCTTCTGGGTGGAACAACAGGCCGGGTCCGTTCGTACTACATCCAGGGATGCTCCGGTGCAGAGAGGACGACTCACAATGTCCTCTTCGCACCGACCGTACGTCGCAACCGGCCGGCCCTAAGCGGTGTTCCACCAAGAAGAGTGGGATGGGCCTCCCGACATGCC